CACTGCCTATTGACCTAGATAAAATTCTGGAAGGCCAGACTTGAAGGACTCGGTGATAGAATAGGGTGTTACCCTAGAACAAATGGAGATAATTCTACTAAATAATGATGGTCTGTTAGTTCATCGGTGAGAATGTTGCCTTGTCACGGCAGAGAGAGGAGTTCGATTCTCCTACAGACCGCCATTGACATATAGGTACACTTTTTCATATAATGTATACATGAGGTCGAATACAGAAACACTTAGAACACAAAAAGACTCTCTTGCAAGATTACTTGCAACTGAGGATTTAGTTATAGAACATAAAAAAGTTCCTACTGCATACTTCGAACCAGACACTAGAAAACTGGTTTGTCCTATACTTAAGGACGAAATGTCTAATCAACTTTATGACTTGTTTATGGGTCACGAAGTTGGACATGCACTTATCACTCCAGCAGATGGATGGCACGATGCAGTATGTGACAAAGGTGCAACTTACAAAGGATATCTTAATGTCTTAGAAGATATCAGAATCGAAAAACATATCAAAAACAAATATGCTGGTCTTAGAAGAATCTTCTATGATGCATATAAAGAATTACATGTCGACCTTGATTTCTTTGGGGTCAAAAACTATGATGTAAACAAACTTGCATTCATAGATAGAATCAATCTTTATTTCAAAATTGGTCATAAACTTAAGGTTGACTTCTCTCCAGAGGAGTTAAAACTTGTAACTATGATGGATACCAAAATGGATACTTGGGAAAAAGTAGTCAAGATGGCAGACTATCTTTATGAGTTATCTAAGTTAGAAGATTTACAACCACAAACAGATACTTCTGCACAAAGTGTAGAAACCTCAGAAGGTGATGGTGATGCAATTCCTCAAGACTTCGATGAAAAAGAAGAACAAGAAGGTGATGTAGAAGAATCATTAGGTGGTAACCAAGAATCAGATGAAGAGTCAGATGAAGAAGGTGAAGGTGAGAAGGGTCAACAAGGTGATGATTCAGAAGAAGATGGTGACGAAGAGTCAGACGAAGAAACCACTGGTGAAGGTGACGAAGATAAAGAAAAATCAAGAGCATTAAAAGGTGGTGAGTTTGGTGAAGAAGGTGGTAAAAGTGGTGATGCACCAACTGATACTGCAAACGAATCTGTTACTGATAAAAATTTCAGAAACAACGAAGACAAACTTCATAAAGAAGAAGGTAGATGGGATTCAGAACCACATTACTTGGACTTCAACTCTAAAGAATTTAAAGCAAAAGATGTGACTATTGGTTACAAACAAGTAATCAGTGATATCACTAAATCATTTAATAATAATATGAAAGAGTACGAAAACAACTATGATACTCTTGCAAACTCTAGAGAATACACTCAAAAATTCTTTGACCATAATAAAAATGTTATTAACTACATGGCAAAAGAATTTGATATGAGAAAAGCTGCAGATGCTTACAAAAAGTCAATGTCTGCAAAAACTGGTGAAATTGATATGTCAAAAATCCACCAGTACTTACTCAAAGATGATATTTTCAAAAGAGCAACTGTAGTTCCAGATGGTAAAAACCATGGTGTTATTATGTTGGTTGACTGGTCTGGGTCTATGTATGATGCAATCAGAGAGACTTACGAACAATCTATAGTTCTTACAATGTTCTGTAGAAGAGTTGGTATTCCTCATAGAGTATTTGCATTCACAGATGGGTGGAGAGAAAATAGACATGAAGAAGTAGATTACGAAAGAAATAAGTTTCATCTTAACTCTAATTTCAGACTTCTTGAATTGTTCACTGATAAAATGAACAAAAGAGATTTCTTCGAGGGTGCAGTTGTTATGAATGCACAACTTGAAGCAATGTGTGGTGGTAGATACTATTCAAAAGGTGATAGATTTGAAGCTGGTTATGGTGGTCAAGAATGGAATTACAATCTTGGTGGAACACCTCTTGATGAATCACTTATGATTATCAGAGATTACATTGCAGACTTCAAACATAACTATGGAATTGACAAACTACAATTTGTTACTCTTACTGATGGTGACAGTTTCAGATGTAATGGTTTTGGATATGGTGGTGATAATCTATTCCACGATAGAAGAACAAAAAACACTTTTGTTTACAACAAATCAGATTCAGGCAGAAGAAGTGGTACTGATAACCTTCTTAAATGGATAGAACAAACTACTGGTGTTGATACTGTTGGGTTCTTTATTTGTCCTAACAAACACAGAGAATTTGATTCAGCAGTTGACAAGTTTAGTGGTGAATATCAATCTTGGGAAACAAAACAAGAAGGATACAAACAATTCAGAAAAGATGGTGGTTACAATGTTACAACTACTGAAAAGTCTGGATACAAAGAATTCTACATCTTAAATGCAAAGAAAATGGGTATAGTATCAGAAGATGACACTTTAGATGTCGCAGTTGGTGCTAGTAAACAAGCATTGAAGGGTGCAATGAGAAGAATGGGTAATAACAAAATGTCCCAAAGAAAAATACTTCAACACTTCGTTAAGAAGGTTGCGTAGTTGACCTATGGGTACACATTTTAGTATAATACAATCATGGTAAAAAATTCAAATAATAGTGAGGTACAAAATATGAATTTAAATGCAAATCATTATAGGTTTCTGGATGCATGTGCAGAACAGTTTCCTACTCAAGTGGAGTTTTCAAAATCCACTGTAAAGAAAATCTGTGATACAGCAGAGATTCCTTTTCCATCGTGGTTGATTAGGAAACCACAATTCAAAGCAGGTTATGGAACTTATTCCATTGAATCTGTAGTTCCAGAGAATTATTCTCAACCAGTTGCACCAGTTGTGCAAAATGTTCAAACTGTAGAAACTGTTCCAGTTCCAGTTGCAAATGTTGGTATGAATGTTCTTGATGAAAACATTTCAGTTATTCCTACCAAGATGGACAACTATGTTCCTTTTGGTCACTTTAAAGACCTTAAGTCAATTCTTAAGTCTGGAGTTTTCTTTCCAGTGTTTATTACTGGTTTGAGTGGTAATGGTAAAACCTTAATGGTTGAACAAATATGTGCAAGTCTTAAAAAAGAATTGTTCAGAGTTAACATTACTATTGAAACCGATGAAGATGATTTGATTGGTTCAAATACTCTTATCAATGGTAACATAGTTTTTAAAGAAGGCCCTGTCCTTAAAGCAATGAGGAAAGGTGCTGTTCTTCTTCTTGATGAAGTAGACCTTGCATCTAACAAGATAATGTGTCTACAATCTATCCTTGAGGGTGGTGGTTACTTAATCAAGAAAACAGGTGAGTTTGTAAAACCAGAGCCTGGGTTTACAGTGGTTGCAACTGCAAACACAAAAGGTAAAGGTTCTGAGGATGGAAGGTTCATAGGAACTAACATCTTGAACGAAGCATTCCTTGAAAGGTTTGCAATCTGTCTTGAACAAGAATATCCACCAGTGATTACTGAAAAGAAAATTGTTAAAGGTGACTTTGCAATTCTTGGAGTCAGTGATGATGAGTTTGCAGACAAACTTGTTGACTGGGCAGATGTTATTAGGAAGTCATTCTACGAAGGTGCAGTTGATGAAGTGGTTTCAACTAGAAGGTTGGTTCACATTGCAAAGGCATTCTCAATGTTCAATGACAAGTTAAAGTCTATTGAAGTGTGTCTTGCGAGGTTCGATGAAGATACCAAGGCAACATTCCTTGACCTTTATACTAAGGTTGATGCGGGTGTAAACCCAGTAGATGAAATAGTTAACGAGGAAGAAGATGGACTCAACATATAGTAAGACCTCACTAGAGTCCTCTTCTCCTCAACCCTGTGCGTTATGCACAGGGTCTTATACAGGACATGGAAACAATCCACAACCAATTCTTGAAGATGTCAATGATAGAGTTTGTGATGATTGTAATTGGAATAAAGTTATCCCAGCGAGGATAAGGAGTTATGAGAATTGATGACACAATATGATGAAAGGGTACAATTGCAGAGAGATAAATTAGCTGCAGAAGAATGGGCAGAGAGGCCCAAGTCACTTCATATTCATAGAATAGATTCTATGTGGTATGAGACAGATGAATCTAAAAAGTTTTTAGAGAATGGTAATGTCACAGACATTCAATACAATAATGGTCTTATCAAAAGAAATCAAAATGGTAAAGTCGTTCATGTATTTGGTGAAGAGATTACTGGTGAAGAATTAATTCGTGCATATGTACGAGGTGGACAATAATAGGGGCTGTATGCTCGGGCAGGGACAGGGAAACGAAAACAACAAAGTGAACACTATTATAACACGCATTTGTGTTGAAACTGTTTTCCCATCCCGCCAGATTTTTTAGGAGTTATTATGAAATTATTATTATTAAAACTTTTCTTAGGAATAATGTTAATTGATGAGATTGTCATTTTTACTATCATCGCGATGGGTTTACTATGAATAAATGTCAAGACCATCCAAACATGGTTTTTAAGGGAACACTTCATAATGAAGGTCATTCAGTGACTTTCAACATCTTTGATGATTATGTGGAAATAACAGATACTAATGGTGCAATGATTTCAGTTAGTAAGATTGAAATTGATAATGCAATTAAACAACAAAAAGATTTATTAGAATGGGGATATCAATGGGTATAAAATATGAAGGCCATAAAAAGAGTCTAAAATACTTGTGTATGTTTGTAATAGGATTTTGTATTGGAATGTGGTCTGGTAAAGCACATGCATCAGACCCAAACAATGAAGCATTCTGTCTTGCACAGAACATGTACTTTGAGGCTGGTAATCAACCACTTGCTGGAAAAATTGCTGTTGCTCAAGTTGTAATTAACAGAACAAACCATATGAACTACCCAACAGACATTTGTGGTGTAGTTTATCAAGCAAGGTGGAAGGAAAACTGGAAAGGTAACATGATGCCTATAAGACACCAGTGTCAGTTCTCTTGGTTTTGTGATGGTAAATCAGATGACCCAGAAGATTCAAAAACTTGGGTGCAATGTTTAACACTTGCAAGAAATATTTTACAAGGTGAATATGGTGACATTACAGAGGGTGCAACACATTACCATAGTGTATATGTAAATCCATATTGGGCAGACTCACTAAATGAGACTGTAACTATTAATGAACACATATTTTACAAATAGTAAAGGATGGCAAGACTCGTCTGATGGATGGGTATCTACTATGAATAAGTCTAAAGAGAATAAAGAAAAATATAAAAAATACTTATCTACAACTGATAAACCATTACCATATAGGGATTGGTTAAAAGAACAAAGAGTTGACAAATAATGGCAACAATATCAGAATTACTTTATATGAAAATGGATAATGGTGAACTTATCTATGGTACTAATTTAGACATTGGTAAGTACAGTGTCAAACATGATTGTGAATGTGAAAGAGAATTTGACCATGTAAATCCATCAACATTATATTCAAAGTTTACATGGGTAGGTGAAGGAAACAACCCTACTAACTTTGAAACTCAAAGTAGATACATGGACTACGAACAAGGAAAAATCGTGGGAATTGAAAAATGGTAACTTGACAAATATGAGTTCAGTGGTAAAATAGTTATATGTCTGGAAAAATAGAATACAAATACAATGAAGACGAACTAATTAAAGAGTTCAAAGGATATGTTGATAACACATATGAACAACATTATTCACAGAACAAATATCAAGCAACAGAATTCATAATAGATGGTGGACATGGAGAAGGTTTCTGCATGGGTAACATCTTAAAGTATGCACAAAGGTATGGTAAAAAGAATGGATACAATCGTGCAGACTTAATGAAGGTTTTACACTATGCACTAATGGCTCTCTATGTGCATGATACAGTGGACAAGAATGAGAGTTAATCGGAGTATATTATGAAGATAAGTGGAAATACACTTGAGGTTCTACAGAACTTTAGTAGTATCAATAATGGTATTACAGTTCAAGTAGGTAATGAAATCAAAACGATTTCTCCTATGAAAAATATCTTTGGTAAAGCAACAGTAGAAGACAACTTTATAAGTGAATTTTCTGTTTATGATTTACCAGAGTTCCTTGCAACAATTTCGTTGTTAGGTAATGATGCAGAGTTTGAGTTCGGTGATAATTCTGTTAACATCAGTGGTAATGGTGCATCTGCAACATATAACTATGCAGAGTCATCAATGATTATTGCACCACCAGAGAAGGATATCACAATGCCTAATCCAGAGATTGTGTTTGAAATCTCAACTGAATTGTTAACCAAATTACAGAAAGCAAGTGCAGTATTATCTCTTCCAGACTTAGTATTGGAAAGTAATGGAACAGTTGTTACATTAACTGTTAGAGATAAAAAGAATCCATCAACTAATAACTTTAGTGAAGTTATCATGGATGGTGATGGACAATCTTACTCAATGAACTTCAAAATGGAAAACATTAAAGTTGTGAAGGATGAATATACAGTTTATGTATCTTCAAAAGGTCTTTCCCATTTTGTTGCAAAGAATAAAGGACTTGAGTATTTTATTGCATTAGAACCAGATTCAACCTTTGGTTCTTAATAAATACTTTTGTAGGTACTAGACATTGGTATCCAAGGGTGTCAATCTGTTCTCTCTCTTGGGGATTGGCTCAGTTCATAATGGTGGGATTATGAACTCTCGATTTATAATGAAGTGGTGAAAATATGAGTGATGAATTTTTATGGGTTGAAAAGTATCGACCAAAAACAATAGAGGATTGTGTTCTTCCATCTGATATTAAACAAACATTTTTTGATATCAAAGATGAAATACCAAACATGATTCTTAGTGGTACTGCTGGTACTGGTAAGACTACAGTTGCAAAAGCATTATGTGAAATGCATAATTGTGATTATATCTTAATCAATGGTTCAGAAGAAAGTGGTATCGATGTCCTTAGAACTAAAATCAAAAACTTTGCATCTACAGTTTCCCTACAAGGTGGGAACAAAGTAGTTATCCTCGATGAGGCAGACTATCTAAATGCACAATCAACTCAACCAGCACTTCGTGGATTCATAGAAGAGTTCCATAAGAACTGTAGGTTTATCTTTACATGTAATTACAAAAACAGATTGATTGCACCTTTGCATTCAAGATGTACTGTTATTGATTTCAAAATACCACCATCTGAAAGACCAAGACTTGCATCTGTATTCATGGCAAGACTTATGACCATCCTTACTGAGGAAGGTGTTGAGTTTAATACAGAAGTTCTACAAGAATTGGTAATGAAACATTTTCCAGACTTTAGAAGAACACTTAATGAACTACAAAGGTATGCAGTAAGTGGTAAGATAGATGTAGGAATACTTTCTAACATTGCAGAAGAAAGTATCACTGAACTGTTAGGTCATATCAAAGCAAAACGATTTACAGATATGAGAAAGTGGGTTGCACAAAATGTAGATAACGACCCAATAAGATTATTCAGAAATATCTACGATAAACTTTATGAAGTTTTAGAACCACAAAGTATTCCTAATGCAGTTATTATTATTGCAGACTATAGTTATAAATCTGCATTTGTTGTTGACCAAGAAGTCAATACAGTTGCATGTCTAACTGAACTTATGATGGAATGCAGATGGAAATAACTATAGGGCTATATATACTAATGTCGATTCTAGTTGCAGTTGCATACTGGCATGGACATAAGACTGGTGTTAAACATGGTGCAGATACAATGTATACCCATTTATATCAAAATGGGATTAGAGAAAATGAACATGTTGTTGTCAGATTAGAATATGAGGACAGAAGTGGAACTAAAGAATTCTGATTTTTTTATCCAAAAGGATTGTGGAATAGACCATGAGTTTATTACTGATTGGTGTATACAACACGAAGACCATCCTTTCTTCTCTCATGATGAAGATGGAACTTCAACACCAAATCAATTTAGTAATAACCTTCGTGCATATGTTCGTGCATCTAAAGATGGTGAAGATATGACTAGTATGGAAGACATGCATCAACATGAATTAGATACAAAACATACTCAAGACTTTTATACATATAATCCATTTACATTTGGACTTAGACCATTTGCAGATATCTACTGGAATCTAAATCGATTGTTTTACAGTAATCCTCA